TGTTTATTGATCAATTCTGTAAACTTGATCAGTTCGTCATTGTTTGAAAAGGCGTCCTTTGCCATGATACCCATTTTCGAAACGGCGTCAGCCGTTGTCTGATAGGCGGCGCGGGACCGGTTGGCGGATTTCATGATCATAGACTGTAATTCGTCCGTGGTTTGAAGTCCGTCGTTCATTATGTCCAGTCTGGCCCTGGTCGACGTCATACTGTCCGCAAGTTCGATCACTTTTTGGACACTGATCGCCGCCAGGGCTGAACCAATAGCCTTTTTTACAAGGCCCCAGGCGGAAGCGACCTTTCGGGCGCCTTCCTCTGACTGGCGCTGGCGATTGTTGAAATTATCAACCTGGCCGGAAGCGCGACCGGCGGCCGAAGCCGCCCTGTCAAAGTTGGCCCCAGGGTTCACCTGGTCCGACAGTGCGTCCGTGGTTTCCAGGGCGCGGTTTGCCCTCGATACTGCCTGAAAGATTCGGTTCAGCTTCGAAGTCATACCGTCGCGAATGGTCATTTGTGTAGCGACACCGGCCACGGTTCATCACCTTCCTTTCTTGCCTTTCCGTTTCGCTTTTTGTGCTTCTTTCTTTTCCTTTTCGATTTGAAGGTCAATCGAAGCATAAATAAAAGCCCGTTCCCGAAGGGGAAGGGCTACAAGCGTACTGGGAAGGATTTTCAACCGGTGCAAGGCGTAATGTGCGTAGACAGCTTCGCCGTCCGCGTCAGCGTCCACACCTCCACCGGTGATTAGTTTTTTGCTTCTTCGCGAAGGTCGTTCACGTCGTCAGAAAAGCCGTTGACTTCCTGGACACCCAGAAGAAGATCGACGAACTGGCCAGGCTTCAAAAGGACGTCGATCAAGGATTCGGCGCCCATGACACCGAATTTCGCTTGAAGTTCCGCGTCCTTGAAGTTCGGGTCCACACAGCACGCGATCACAAGACGGTTATTGTAAAGGTCCTGATCCGTTTCCGTGGTCTTCTGGTGTGTCTTCTTGTCGAAGGTGATTTTCTGGCAAGACTTACGAATGGCCTTGTTTTCGCCTTCGGTGATCGACTTGATCGTGAAAGGAACAGGGAAGCCGCTGACCGCGACTTCCGCTGTTGCCTGAATGTCGTCCTGGTTGGACATAAGGAATTCCTGTAATTTACCCATTTTGTTTGCCTCCTTTGATAGCTTAGAACTTCGTGAACGGTGTCAGAATGTCGAAGTCTTCGAAAGTGAAGTCGGCGTCTTCGTCCAGGGCGTCGTCAGAATCGCCGTCCAGTTTCGCAAGGACGACGGAATCCAGATTGCAGTCCATAAGAAGAACCGTCTGTTTGCCAGCCGAAGATTCCTGGTCGTCATTCTCGACCACCATATCGAAGTAAACGTCCTTTCCGGTTTCCTTCCACTGGCGAAGCATTTCGCGGAAAAGCGGCGTCATATAGTAAAGCGTCATGGAACCGCTACCGTTCGCGCCGGTTGTCTTGTGGCCAGTCATACGCTTCCCGATCGCCTTGATTTCGGATTTGCTCTTTTCGACGTTCGCTTCGATCGTCTTCGCGTAGAACAGTTCTTCGTTGTTGCCATTGATTTTCGCATAGGCGCGGCCTTCCTTGCCGGAAATGGTATCAGGTGCGTTCAAAGTTTTCATTGTCTGTCACCCCTTTCTTAGTTTACGACGACAGTCATATAAAGTTTTTCCATGCTGTCGTTCGGCTGTAAAGCGCAGTCGACCGCGACGTCGCGTTTTCCGTCGCCCTGGTTGACAGTGATGTCGTCGGACTTGAAATTGCTGATTGCGTCGATCGACTGATACTGATTTGCAAGCGCCACAAGGTCAGCCTTGAAAAGCTGTCGGCCGGTGTCGCTGTTGGTTACAAGGCCGATATAAGATTCGCCGAAGATTCTGGCGACGTCATTCGCCCAGCCGTCCATAACGCGGACAACGCGGTTCGACGTCCAGTCGGAAGACATATTCTGGCCGATCGTGACAAGGCTGTTGATGTCAGTCAGGACACGGGCCTTTCCGTTGTCGGCGTAGAATGTGAATTCGCCGGCCTTGATAGCGGCTTCGAACTGGGACTTCGTATATTTAATATCGACGTCCACAGCGTCGTCATAGGCCGTATTTGTCAGGGATTCGTTCACTTCCGCGCCGGCGGAAGCGCCAGTCACCCAGGCGACGGCCTTGTCGCCGGTCAATGTGGTTCCGTTGGCCAGGATAACGCCGTTCTTGACGTTGATCAGGCCCATATTGTCGCCGTCGTAGTCGTAAAGGACGCCGACGATCTTTCTTCCTTCGTCGTCACGAAGACGCTTCACAAAGGCGCCATAAAGGGCCTTGACGTCGGTATTCGTGCCAGGATAGCCGATCACATTGAAGGATTCGACTTCGAAGGCGTTTAGGGCGGCCGTGTGCTTTGCGGCGTTGACAGTGGCGTTCGTTCCACCGGTCAAGGCGGTTGCAGTTGCGGCCGTAAGAGTTGCCGCCGTTCCGAAGGTTACGAAGTCATTCGCTACCAGGGAAGCGGCGCCGCCGGATTTCGCGACGGTCTGGCTATCCATAACCACGCCGTCAAGATAGGTCGCGACGTCGACCTTTGTCGCGTCGTCGACGTTGGTGATCACGGCGACCATGATGTCGTTTCCGTGTGTGCCACCATATTTCGCGGTGACAGTCATTCCGCCGACGGTTGCGCTGGCCTTTGTGCCGCCACCGTTTACGCGATAGATCAGAAGGGACTTCGCGCGTTTCAGTGCTTCGCGGACAAGAAGAATGTTCGCGTCGGTAGGATCGTAACCGAAGACTTTCAAGCTGGTCGCGTTGAAGTCGGTTGCGGTCATAGTGAAGACCTTGTCGTCAGGTCCCCAGTTAAGTTCAAGGGGAAGGGCGGCGACGCCACGGCTTCCCATTTTGGCGTTGGTTCCCATGCTTACGAAGTTAATGTAAGCGCCAGGAAGAATTTTGTTCTGTACTGTGAAAGTACCACCACCAATAGGCATAGGTTACACCTTCCTTTCAAGAAATTCGGTCACAAGCTGGATCGCCTGTTCCCGTGTGTACTGCTGACCGTCTTTCAGGATTGCCGCCACGGCGTCCCTGGGAAGGCCCAGCGTTTCGGATTTGACCAGTTGTTCTTTGCTGAAAGTAGGTTCCGCCTGGTCAACGGAATCCGTCTTTTTCTTTGTTGCCATTATTCGATTACCTCCGATCTGATTGTGTTGTCCTGGTCCAGATAATACATAGTCGGAATCACTTCCGGCGTGATCACGAAGTAGAAGTCCGCGTCAAAAAGAAACTGATAGACGCGGCTGTCGTCGTCCTTTCTGGCCGTGACATTCGTCAAGCGAACCAGTCGGGAACGGTTTTCTGTTTCGACCACAGTCAGGGATTCGAATTCGTCCAGCATTTTTTCGGACCATTCGTTAAAGTCAAGGTTATCCTTCGACGCCAGGAAATAAAGAACTTCAATCTGGACATGACGCCGGCGGCGCCGATCCAGTTTCTTTTCCTGTGTCGCTTCGATAATTCCGACGAAGAAATTCCCGTCAGAATCCTTCGGGATTTCATTGACGAATACGTGTCGATCGGGCCACAGGCCGACAAGTTTTTCGGCGACAGCTTCAAGGAAGTTGTTCAGCGTCATTCTGTGCCACCTCCGTTCATGCGTTGACGAATGATCCGGTCCATTTTTCGGTTCAGTCGTGCCGCCTGGGTTGTCTTCGTGCGTCTTATAGCGCGCCGAAGGGTGAAATGACCGCGAACATAGCCGCCGGCCGGTCCGACGTACATTCCGCCGTCAGGGTCGTTTCTCTGGTACTTGAAGGAATTTCCCTCCCAGTGGCCAGGAACGAAGTGACTTCGGAAGCCGTATTCAAGCGGCTTCGCATAGTCAAGATTGTTGAAGACGTCGATTTTGTACGAATTACCGGCGCGGATCGCCTTTGTTCCGCTTTTGAAGTTGCGTCGATAGTCGCCAGTGTTTACGATATTTTCTTCCTTGCAGATTTTACGGGCCTGGTCGCGCGCATAGCGTCCTTCGCCGACGGCCAGGCTGTCCATTATTTCAGGAATGTCGTCTTTCAACGCCTGAATCTGATTCTGGAAGGCCATAAGTTCAGAATTGTCCACGCTCACGCCAGATCACCGTCCTTTACTTTGATTTCTTGATGTGTCGCATAGACGGAAGGACGGCCGATCACTTCGAAGGTCAGGTTTAGACCACTGGAAGGATCGTCCCGTCCGAACCGTTTTACGACGATTGTGTCACCAGGAAGGACCAGAAGGTCCGGACTGGCGAAAATGACAGCGTCATAATCGACGTTGTTCTGTGCGTCCGTCTGTCTGCTATTGTCTGAACCTGTATACGATAGCGCGCAAATGATACCGTCATAAATCACAGAAGGGAAAGACGCTGAAATGTTGTTTTTCCCTCTCTGTGACGTTGTACGGCTCACGGTGGCGGTGTCTTCGTAGGTCAATTCGATTGCGGCGCGTTCAGCGCTTGCGTTTCCGAAGGCCATAGGATCACCACCTTAACACGCGATATTCGTTCAGGACAGTTTTCCACCCGAAGAAGTCGCCGCTGTCTGTTCCCAGGTTGAAGGTGTTCGCCGATCCGGAAGAACCGAAACCGGTGGCGAAGGAAGTCTGGACGTCGCCACGCTTCACAGACGCCACAGGACCGACGGCGGCCGTCGTGGTTCCCAGTCCGGCCGATTTGTAATAGCTGACACACATGACGATCAAGACGTTTTCCAGACGCGGCGGAAGGGTGTCCTGATTGATGTACGACAGGATCATATCTTCGACTGTCTGAATAACGAATTCCAGAACGTCGTCCTGATCCGTCGTTGTGATTCCCAGAAGGGCCTTGACCTTTGAAAGGCGGCTGTCCTTCGACATAAGAACGCGAAGGACGTCCGCACGTTCAAGATCAGTCAGGCCGTCCAGGGACGAAAGAATCTGTTCGAACATAGTTCCACCACCTTTCGGCGGTTCCGCTTTATTCGTCGCCCTGTGCGGCTTTGATCAGTTCGACGATCTCCGCCTTTGTGGCGCCGTCAGGAACCGCGATTTCGGCGTCCTGGGCGACTTTCAGAAGTTCGTCCTTGTTCATCTTCGACAGGGGCTTTTCGTCGCCCTGTGCGGCTTCCTGGCCGTCATAGACAACGAAGGAAGGATTCTTTCGAAGCTGTTCAGCGACCATTTCGGAATTCGGTTCCAGGATCGCGCCGGTTACAATACTTTTGAATTTTGTGTTCATGTTGTTACCTCCTATAAAGGCTCCGCCACTTACGCAGTGACGGAAGTTCCATACCAGAAAATAAGGTCAGGGGTAAGGGCCTTCGT